CGCTTGCGGATGTGCCGCATCGATCGACACGCGAAACTTGCGCAGCCGAGACCAGTACGCCAGATCGAGCGCAATCACATGGCCGCCGGCCGCGACGTGCCGCTGCATCACCGCGCGCCGGTCTGGATGCCCTGGCCCCCACATCAACAGCCATTCCGAGTTTCCGCGGTAGTGCGATGCCTCATCAACGTCGAGGCCGGCTTCTTGCGCGCCATCGATGAGCGCAGCAAAGAGCGATGGGAGTCGCACGATCTCCGGCTGGAACCGGACGACTTCGACGGCGGTGCGCGTGGCCACGGCTCTCATGCCCAAATCAGCGCGGCCTGACCAAACAGACGGTCGGCCGCCTTCTTCCACAACATGTCGTGCTCGCAGTCGAACGTATCGACAAACCATGGGCCGCCGTTGGTGTAGTGGATGATCTGCGCGTCTGGGTTCTCAGGATATTCACCAGAGAGCCAGTTCCACGTCAGCGGCAAGTGCCCGATCTGCTCGTCACGCAACCACAACAGCCGATGAAGTTCCAAGCCAGTGGCGCTGTTGACATACTCTGGCGTCAATGCCTTGCACCGCGCGTTGTCGAACACCATGAACGATGTCCAGTTCTTCCGCGGGTACTTCGTCTGCTCGTGGCCGTTGAACTTCGTCAGGCTTTTCGGGACGTAGTCGTGTGGACAGACGTAGACCGCTTTACCGGGATCGGCGAGCGGGTAGAGCATCACATCGCCAATGTCGGCTTGGCACAACATGTCGCAATCCATGAAGATTGAGAACCCTTCATAGTTCGACAGGTACGGCACAAGAAATCTCGTCAGTGAAAACTCGGTGCTTTCTGTCGGCCCGCGCTCGCGCGTGTAGATCCGGCGCAACGCGTCGAGCCGCAGCGGTAGGATCGCAATCGCCTGCGTCGTACGGCGCAGAATGGAATCAGCCAACACGGCGAAGGCTGCCGGCTCGCGCGAATCCCAACCAATGAAGATCCGGAGCGGCGTCATGCGAGCGCTTTCTCAAGCGACGCCCGCCGGAAGCACTCCAGCGCCGTCTTTCGCGAGGCATTCACGACGTCGACACCGGCGGCTCGCAGCGGCTCCACGATCGTCGGCCAGCATTTCAAGAACTCAGCGAAGGGTGGTTGCGTCGACGGATACGGGTGCTCGCCGAACCAGCGCAGCCTTCCGTGGTCCGCGAACATGTCGAAACCAAGGAGGACGACGCGCGCTGCGCCTAAGTGATAGGCCAAATTCACAGACTGATAGCCTGAATTCTTACCCGTTCGGAGTCCGGTCGGGTTCGTCTCGAGCCCCGTCATGCCGGTGTTCTGCAGGACCGTTGCGTACTGAGACGCTTTCGGATCGAGCGTGTAGCGCGGCCCATCGAACGATAAGCTGGCCCCGTGGTGCTTCCACCACGTATGCACGACTTCCCCGCCAGAGCAGTAGAAGAGATCGGCCCACGGCGCCAACCGGATCGCGTCCTTGATGGCAATCACGCGCACGCGGCCGCGGCAGTACGCAACGTCTTCAGGTGTTAGCGATGGCCCAGCACCGATGCAGACGACCGTTTCGCCAGGCCAGAGCTTCGGCACAATTGCCGGCGCAGACGAGAGCACCGTCACCGGTAGTCCCTCCCAGGCACGCCACCCGGCCCCTGTGGCCCTTGCTTGCCTTCAGGGCCAGACTTCCCTTCGCGACCGTCTCTACCGGCGCGGACAGCCAATTGCCACGCTTTACCTTCGGCCGGCTTCGTCGTGGTGGCTTCGTGCGCGATCCACTGGTTGCCGCCAAACGTCACCGAATCGCCACGCTCGTACGCCTTCCCAGCCACATAGACACCGCGGTAAATCGGGTGATACAGCTTCACCACGCCCAGAACGCTACCGTCCTTGCGGCGGAACTCGACCGTGCGCTCGTCGACCTGTTCGACGGAGGCTTCCTCAAGCGTCCCGTCGCGGCCGTCCTTGCCAGGCGCTCCCTCTTTAACTGGAATCCCTGCGACCTTCTCAGTAATCAGCCGCGCAACTTCGTTCATATCCACATCGCGACCGACTACAACGCCGAGCTCTTTCGTTGTGCCATCAGACAGCGTCACGACCAACTGACCATCGCGGTCGATCAACGCCCCGAGCATCCCAACGCCATCCTTCGCACGAGGAATAGCCGACACGGCTTTCTCGATTGCCGAGACCATAAACGCCTCGACATCTGCGAGTTGCACGCTCTGGCCGTCCTTGCCATCGATGCCATCCTTCCCATCGTGTGGCTTTGGCAGCGCGTCGACCGCCTTCGCGACGAGCTCAGAAAGAAATGGCGTGACATCCTCGACGGATAGATCCTTGCCGTCACGCCCATCCTTCGGAACAGGGATGGCAGCGACCGCCTTCGTCAACTCCTGAAGCATCAGATCGTTGTCGGCATCCTTCCCATCGCGACCGTCCGTGCCGTCCTTCGGCGTTGGGATATAGGTTGCTGCGGATTTTGCCAGCGCCACCAGGTCAACGACTTCAGCATCGCGCCCCGATTCACCTTTCTCGCCAGGGTCGCCCTTCGGTCCAGGCACCGGCGCGCGCGCTTCAAGGTCGACGATGCGACTCACGAGCGCATCATCGCCGGCGTGCTTTCGTTCGAGTTCCTTGACCTGTCCGCTGAGGAGTTTGATCTGCTCATCCTGAGCTGCAAGCCGCGCGAGCAGCGGCCCGACAGCCGCCTTGACCGTCCGCGCCATCGCCGCGCCTAGGACATCGAGCTCGATCACCTCAGGCATCGGCCATCTCCAGATGTCGCAAGGCCGCGCCGAAGACTTCGTCCTCTGAGTACATCTTCACGGGCGCCGGCGGGAGGGTTGGCGTAGCGGGCTTCGCCTCAGGCTTCGGCTTTTGTCCGAACGGATCCGGCCCAGCGTCCCGTTTGGACAGGGCGGCGAGGCTATGATCCTGTTCCTGAAGGTATACGGTGTCGCCGCCTTCGAGCGGCCCATAGTTGAACTTCGCCCGCCCTTCGTTCGGTGCGAAGATCCCACCCTTGACACCGTCGGTCGTGAACTTCATCCGCGAGCCCGCATCCATCCGCATCAACTCGTCTTCATCAAACGAGACTTCATAACCAGCGTCGACGGCCCCGATCCCGAAGCCGAGACACGTCTCGACAGCCGTCACCAGCACCTGCAAGCACTGCTGGTAATACTCAAGCGTCAGCGCGCCGCGATCGGCCGCGCCAGGTGCCGCCCCTGTGACCTTGTACGTGGGCATGTGGAACGTCGAGCAAATCTGCTCCGCGCCCCATGAAAGCTGTTTGATGATCTCAGCGTCGACCGCCGTCATCACGGGAGGCTTTTCGAACTTCAACCCGCCGCCGAGGACCACGATCTTGCCGGTGTTCTCAGGCCCGGCGTAGTTGTCCTGCCAGAGCTTTTCGAACTTGTCGATGTTGTCCTGAGAGATCACTTCGGCCGACGTGACCACGCCGCCCGGCTGGAAGCCCTGCGAGGCGAGGCGCATCGAGTTGCCGACGATCTTGAGGCCGTGCATCGCCAGATGTCCGGCCGCATAGACCGGCCCGAGCCCGACGAGCGGGTGATACAGGCAGTTCCACCGGTCGTGGATGATCTCGCTCGCCGGCACGACGACGCTCGCCCCGTCACTCGGCGCACCATCCTGACGAAGCTGTTCGATCGTTTCTGACGCGAGTTGATCAGTCGAGAGCGAATAGAACACCTGGCCCCGCGGTGAAACCATCGGCTTACAACGCGTCCAGTCGAGGATGTAGCCGGAGTCGACGACATTTCTAGCATCGCGACCCTTCAGCACGATCGTATTGCCGTAACAGAGCTTCGACAGGATCCACTGCTCGATGAACTGCTGCTGATTCTGATAGTGGTTCGGCTGGCGCAGGACAGGCGAAAACGCGGGCGACTCGGTATCGGTGTAAATGCCGTTACGATCCTTCTGGCACAGATAGAAGCCGCACTTCGAGATGTCGCTGGCAATCAGCGTGGTGCAGGACCAGAACGTCGGGTTCTGCAGCGCGTCGCTGACCGGGGTCGTGATCCCGCGCTGCCACGCGCCAGCGAAACTCTCGCGGATGAACGGCCACCAGCTATTCGATGGGAGATTCGTGACAAATCCTGACGGCGGATACGAGACGGTATCGCCGGCGGCTTTGCGCCCGATCGTGAGGTCGAGAGGGCCGAATTGAATCCGCACCGGAGCCCGTTACTCCGTCGCGATCAAGTCTTCGGATTGTTCAGCGCGAAGATCACTTCTCCGATAGCGCCCGCGAGGCAACGGCTTGGATTCCTCGATCTTCTCGACGGCGTCGACGAGAAGAAAGACGTTCCCGACGTCCTCGTGAAGCTCGACGATCTCGCCCGGCTGTTGTCCATCCGGGAGTGGCCGCTTGACGCGATACTTCATCAGGACTCCGAAAACTGAGCGCGAGGCCAAGGAATACCCACAGCCCCGCGCTCGTCAGACTCTACGCTGCGACGTACGCCGCCGGCGAGATGTACTGCACCGCCGTCGTCCGCCGACGTTTCCAGGTGACTTCGCGCTGCGCCTTCAAGCCGACGAGGCTGTTCTGCCAGAGCGAAACCAAGCTGGCACCCGTGCCGGTGATGCCGGACTGAGACGACGTATCCTGCATTTCGACCGACGCCTGATCTGAGGCCTCGACCGTCACCGCGCCATCGTCGGCGAGGTAAATGTCGCCGGCCTTGACCGCGATGATCGTCTGCGTCGACGGCGAACCGACCGCCGTCAGATGCTCGGACACGATCACGGGGATGCCCCGTAGTGACCCACCGCGCATCGACAGGAGCGGGAAGTCGTCGTTGCCGAGGGTATTCGTCATCATGCTGATCTGCGCAGCCATCGAAGCCGACATGATCAGAACGAGGTCGCTCGCGTCCAGGTTGTTGGCCGCGAAGAGCGCCAACAGTGTCGCGATGTCCTTGCGGACGTTCGTCGCCGCGGTGCCGCTCGGGGCCGTCGCCGCGATCCCGTCCGTGATCGACGCCGGCGAGGTCGCCCCGACCGCCGCTTTCGCCGGATCGACGAAGTCGAGGTCCATCTTCGCGTTGATGGCGCGCGCGAGGTCGTCGCGGACGCGCGCTTCGGCTGACGGGTTCGAGAACCGGATCGCTTCCTTGGTCAGAATGGCCAGCGCGCCCAGCTTGTGGAAGAGCAGCGCCGCGTTGAACGTGACCGCAGCGGACGGCAGCGTCGGGAGACCTTCTCCCACCCACGCCGCGCTGAAGCCCGTCGACATACCGGAGACGCGCTCGTTGAACCCGACCCGGTTGAGGCTCGGGTAGTTGCCACCGCCACCTGGGTTCGGGCCGCCGAACTTGCCCACGATCGATCCGGGCCGCAGGTACTCGATGAAGTCGTTCATCACGCTGTAGGGCACCATGTCATCGATGTAGTGCGAGCCCGTGGTGGCGGCGCCGGCGACGGCTGTCTTCTGCGACAGTTCGATCATCGCCGTCACGCCCGGATCGTCCGGGTAATACTGCTTCGCGAGGCGCATCGCTTCGCCTGGGAACCCGCGCGCCGCGCCGATGCACATGGCGTAACGGGCGAACAGAATGCCCTTCGGGAGTTCGCGCGTCACCGTGATGCGCTGCGCCGGCTGCCGCGTGATCGCCGCTTCCCTCGGTGTGGCGCCCTTGACTTCCGTCAGGACGGCGTCCTTCTCCATCTGTTCGACATCGCGCAGGGTGACGAGATGCGCATCGATGCTCTTGATCTCACCCTTCAGCGTCTCGACGGTCTCCTGCTCGGCGGCATCCGGGAGTTCACCGCTCTCGGCGGTCTTCTCCATCACCGTCGCGAGTTCGGCGGCTTTCGCCTGGCGCGTGGCTTCCCATTCCTTGATCTGTTCGGCGTAGGTTTTCTTGGCCATTTGTCGGTGTCCCGCGTTGCGCGTAGAAACGCGCGATGACGCCGGAACACCGGCCAGTTTCGATTCGACAACGGGCTCACTGACCGACAGGTCGAGCCCGACGTCGAGAGATTTGATGTTGCGGATCGTCGCTTCCGCATTCGCCGGAATTACCACCGCCGACAATTCGTACCATTCCCATTCGGGATAGATAAAATTACCGGTCACCTTGTCGTAAGTCTCTTTGAGTGGGCGCCAGCCGATCGACAGGCCCTTCACCAGCTTGGCCTTGATGCTTTGCCACGCCAGATCAAGGCGGTCCTTCAGCATCCCAGGCTCGTCGATCTGCGCGATGCGCGCCTGGATCTCAATGCCCTTTGACGTGACCTTGGCATCGAAAACTTCACCGATCGGATCGCGGTGCTGCCAGAGTAGCGGCATCGGCAACGTGAATTTGGCACCTTCCGGAACCATCACGTCATGCTGTCGATCCGGCGACGGAGTTGAGGCAATGCCCGTCAGGATGCGTTTTTCAGCATCGAGACTCTTGACT